GGCAGCAGCCGAGAGCGCCCCTGCAGCGTTGCGACGTACGCCATCCCGTCCCGGCGCTTCACCCCGCCTTGCGGGACACACACAACGTTGGTGAGGGCCTGCGCGCCCTGGAAGTACGCCTGCAGGTCATAACGCGAAGTCAGCTGAGGGTCGAGGACGCCCGACCCGAACGTGCTGTACCCGATCCAGGTACGCACTTAGATGTTCCGGACGGCAGTGAACGGCGAGTCCACGATGGCGGGCGGCGGGTCCTGCTGCGCGTCTGCGTTGCGTGCCTGCGGCCACAGACGATGCGCCTGACGCTGCATCGCGGTCGCAATGTCCGCGTTCTGAGTGATCGGGATGGCGATTGCCGCCGCCAGCTCAAAGTACAGCGCCCGCACAAACAGCGGAGGAAGCTGGCCGATTTCAGGGCGCAGGGTTACGTCCGCATCAAGCTCGAGCTGGTCGGACAGAATCTGGTCGCCAGCCACCTGATACGGAGTGTTCGGGTCGACGCGCCACAGCTTCAGCGCATTGGCCGGCATCTGGAATGCGTAGGTGTAACGAAACGGAGGCGGGTCGGTCAGCCGGTTCAAACTGATGAGTTGCGTGCAGAACGTCCACCGGTTCGTCTGAAGCACGGCATCCAGGGTGACATCGAACACAGCGTCCAGCGTCTGCTCCACGACAGAGCTTCCACCCGTGCTGTCGACCGGCCCCGCGCCAATTGCTCGCGAGGCCAGGTCGTAGATGTCGACCCTGGACGCCATGGGGTCAGTCGGAGTCCGTACCGCCCAGAGCAGTCACGTTCGACACGTCCACCACGCCGGAAGCGTTGGAGAGCACAACGTAGATGCCGAACGCGATAGAACCACCCGTCGAGGTATTCGCAAAGATGAAGTCGCCGACCGTGAGGTCATCGGCTGCATCATTGAAATACCCCGCCGTGTCCACGACTGCCGTCGCGTCTGCGGTGGTGTAGGTCCAGATCGTCGGGAAGTCAGAGTTCGACGGGCCGACGCGCTGAAGACCAGGATGAACATAGGCCATGAGTCAGCTCCTTATGCCGGGTTCTCGTCGACGCCAACGTCGACAAAGCCATCGGTTGCACGAACGACCGCGCCCGCCTTGAGAATGCCATTGGCAAGCCAAGACGTCTTCTGAGCGACGTAGTTCACCTCGGTACGCGGGGCAAGGCCCTCGGCATAGCCGACAGCGCCCTTGTGGTACGCAAAGCACGTGCGCTCGTTCGTGGCGAGCGGCAGACCGCCCTCGTCACGCGACTCGATGCACTTCCAGGTGAAACCGAAGCCGGTGTTCAGCTCCGCACTCACCAGCGCCTTGACGGTCTGGTAGTCGGAGCTGGTCGCCTTGTCCTCGTTCAGCATCTGCTGGAGAGCAATCGCCGAGTGAGCGAACGTGCGCTCCGAGCTGGGTACGCCGGCATCGTTCAGGATGCGGGACGCTTCCAGCGTCTTCGCCACCGAAAGGCCCGTGCCGCCTTCCGCCACGCTGGCATCCGCCGTAGCAGAATCCATCGCGTCGATGATGAGCTGGTCCACCCGACGACCCAGCGCCATGGCGATGGTTTCCGCCAGCTCCTGCTGCTCGTCGAAGTTCACCTCGGCAGCATCGAAGATGTCGGTGTACTCGGGAGCGTTCCAGTTCGTGAGCGTTGCGGTAGGCTGGCTGTGCGCGACATCCATCGGCGTCACGTCGGCCTGGCTCGGCTTCTGGTTCGCCAGACCCTTGCCCATTTCGCGGAACTTGTAGGTGTCGCCCGTCGCCCTACGGATCGTGACCGTATCGCGGAGCATCGACCCCTTCTGGTACGCCTGACGTACCTGGTCGTCGAACTCGGTCTGGGCGACAGCGGAAAGGTTCTTGGACATGACAGTCCGTCCTCTGCTGTTGTCGAAAGGTGTCTAGCCTCTCGGGTGTCCCGTGACCGGGGCCGAATCAGCGATCCAGGCTCCTCGATGCGGGCCGCAGAGCGGGTATCCGTCGGAGTCCACAAAGACTATATACTCCACCTATCAGGCAAAGTCCACTGATAGGCAAAGCGCATGAAGGGGATGTTCACGCCGGGGTTTGTAGAGCTGGTGCTGGTGTGCGGAATCGCCATCGGGGCGGGCGGTGCATGGATGGCGTTACTGTCCGCGCATGACGCTCGGCAGGCGTGTAACGCGCTGCGCACTGCCGTAGAGCTGGAACAGGCAGCAGAGCACTACCTGTGGGCCGTGCAGGGCATTGACGCCTGCAAGTAGGCGGGCCGACGCCGCAGCAGGGGAGGGGACCCGCCACGGCGCCGACCCTGACCGTCAGCGTCCGACAACCTCCTGGTAGTCGCCGTCGCCTACAACCTGCCTGCGCAGATTCCGCACCCGCTTGCGGAACTCCGGGTCCGTGTTGAAGCGCAGGTTCCCGTTCCCGTCCTTCTCCTCGAACTGCATCTTGCGAACCTGATCCATCGTCACCGTCGGCGCCGCCGCCGTCTCAGGACCGGCAGGGGACGTGCCTCGCGCACGCTGCACGATCATCTCCAGCGCCTCGAAGCCTTCCGCGCTGAAACCAGAATCCAGCATCGACCGCAAGCCTTCGTACTGCTCCGACGACAGCGACCCCTTCGCGAAGCCCATGATTGACTCCACGCGAGCCCTCACGCGGTCAGGACCGCCCAGCGCCTCGATGCCCGCCGCAAGCGACTGCTGCGCCTCCTGCCCCTGCTCGAGCTGCGCCGCCACGAACTTCTGCGCCAGCCTGGAAGCCGCCGCTTGCGACAGACCCATCTCGCGCATTTCCGGCAGCAGCGCCTTGAAGAACGGGTCCTCTGCGTCCAGCTCGACATCTGCCCCTTCCGGCACGAACTGCGCGATGTCATACCCCGCAGTGGCTTCCGTCTCCTCGGTCTGCTCAGGCGCGCCGATCAGCTCGGCAGCACGCCCCAGCTTCAGCTCGAGGCCGGTATAGGCGCGCGCCTGCTCCGCGACAGACTTGTACTTGTCCGCCTTGAACCATTCCGGCACGTCACCCTCGCCCGCAACGCCGTCAGCCCAATGGAATGACGCCTCACTGGCTTCCGAGGTCTCCGCGCCCTCAGCGGACCCTGACTCGTCCGTGGGTTCTGCAGTCGTGTCTAGTGCTTCCGACAGACTCATTCGATGCCCTCCTTAGACATGCGAATCATGCGGTCAATCGTTCTGACCACATCTGATTGACCATCCATATAGCCCAGCGTGTACGGCTCCCGCGCCGTTGCGCCACGCACAGCCTCCACCGTGCTCCTGCGCCAGTCGTTCAGGATCGCCGCGCCCTCCGGGTTCTCCTCAAACACGCGCCGCATACGCGAGCACGCCTCACGCACCTCATCGAGCCGGCGCTCTCGGTCCGCGTCGTCCTCGCTGATCTGCCAGTCAAACGGGCTGCTGTTGTCCACCGGCACCCCCCTGCATCGCAGCCATCTGCGCCATCGCCTCCTGTATCTCCTCCTGCGTGCGGAACAGCCGCTCAGGCAGACCCGTCTTCTCGCGCACGTAGTCGGACACCTCCTCCGTCTTGAACGCGAACGGCGCTTCCATCGGCGCAACGGCACCCATCGTCTGCGCGTACTGCACGATGCTGGTCAGCTCCTGAGCGTCACGAGCCTGCGCCAGCGGCGAGGAGAACTTGATCGCCACGTCCTGCCCGTCGATGCGCAGCGGCGGAATGATGCCCTCCCTTGCCAGCAGGAACGCGCCGCGCTTGACGATCTTCGCGGCCCACTCCCATTCCAGCAGCGAGAACGACGCGCCAGCCTTCTCCAGCACGTCGCGCATTCGCATCATGTTTTCGCCCAGCGTCCGCACCGGAGCGTCCTGGATGTCACCCAGCGGGTTCGAGAAGAGCTGCTTCTCGATGTTCCGGCGCAGCGCCTCGAGATCCACGTCCACGATCTGCGGCGCACCGCCCAGCGGCAGTGGGCGAATGGAGGGGTTCGTCCCGTCATTCGACGCCACCGGCAGAATGGTCCCCGGTTTCAGCCGTGCCGTGTGCGGGTTCCACACTCCGTCATCCACGCCGGTCCACAGCCCCATCACGGCGAAAGCATCGCCAATAAGCTTGTGTTCCATCATCTTGTTGGCCGTCATGATGTCAGCCAGCGCAGAAATCACCGGGCCACGCCCGTAAATCTCGCCCGGCGTGCGAGACCAGGGCGCCGTGATGTACGGGCTGGATTCGCCGTGAGGGGATGCCAGCAGCATCGTCTTGCGCGTCTCGTCCATGACGACCAACCAGTATTCAGGGTCGTCTCCGGGGCGCTTGGGCGGCACATGGACCACGCCCTCAATGATGTCGACTTCGGTGTCCGGCGCGCGCTCCACCAGCCCGGCCAGCTCGCCCGCCACCTCGGCGCCGAGCCACGTCTGCGCAATGTTCCGAGCGGGAACCTTCAGTTTGCGCCACTGCGTCTCGACGCTCCCGTTCGGACCCTCCTCCAGGAACAGCTCGGACAGCGGAACAGCGGTGAACACGAACCCGCCATCGCGCCAGTCCATGTGAATGCTCGCCGTCGACACAGCAAGGTCCTGATACGCCTCGAACGCCTGCGATGCGAAGTTGCTGTGGTGCAGGTAATGGAACAGCGTCTCGCCAATCTCCTCCACCGCCTCGAGCGCCGTCATGCCCGCGTAGTCGGGCCACTGCGAAGGGTCCAGCCCCAGCTCGGCGTCATCGTCCACCGCCGCGCCCAGTTCGAGCTTCGCCCAGTTCGTCCAGCTAGGCGTCAGCGCCGCCATGATGCGGGTCGCGAAGGTCGGCACACCGTTTACAGCCGTGCTATCGAATATCTTCCGACGACGGAAATTGCCCTTCGTGCGCTCCACCCAGAGGTTCTTGGCGGGCATCGTGTAGTCGTACGCATCCCGCCACATGTCTTCCCAGTTGGCACGACGCGAGCGAGCCTTCCCGAACCGGTCGATCAGCGCATCTACCGTGCCCAGCTTCTCGACCGGATGATCCATCACATCACTCCCGTTTCAGCGCCGGACAGCAGCGACCTGCGCCCGCCCGACCCCATCAGCGAAATGCGGCGGCGCTTCTCCTGCCCCTGCATCCGCAGTTCGTCCTGCTGCTCGCGCTGCAGGTTCTTCTCCTCAGCCGTCAGGCCGGGGGCTTTCGGCATCTTCATGCGCCCATCTCCACAGTTGATACGGCGTCACGATCCACGGCGCCGAGAGCCCGATCAGCCCCTTCACCGCCGACACGCACGTCTCGAACCCCAGCAGCCACGGCACGCGAGTCCGACGTATCGGGACGTCTCGCTCGATGTACACCGACTGCCCGAGCCCAATGATCTCCTCCAGGCTGGACTCGTCCTTCTCGAGCGCCAGCACCTGCCAGTACGCACCCGACGGATTGAACACCTGCCAGATGCCGCGATACTCCTGCACCGCGAACACATGCCCGAAGTTCGGCTTCAGCGCCCATTGCAGCACCTGATGGTCCGAATCCTCGAAGACAAGGTGCCACCCGACACGATGCTCAAGGGAGGACGGTGCGAGTCTGACGCGCGACACGCAACAGCCCACCCAGACCCATCGCATTGCCAGCGTTCAGGCGCACGAAATCCAGCAGATCTGGGTCGCCCCCGCACTCCTGCCACGCCTTGTCCGCCTCGGCAGCCGACGCAGCAGGCGTCTGCTGGATCGTCCGGCGCAGGATGAACTCGCGCTTCCACGCCCTCTCAGCCGCATCCTTCCGGGGCCGGCCCGGCTTCTTTTCCGTCATGTCCAGCGCTGCTTCGCTCATGCTGCCCTCACTCGAATGGGTCGATGTCACGCACCGCGACAACGGCTGACGCCCTGCCGCCCATGTCCGCCCTGGCTACGTTCTGCGCAAACGTCAGCGCCAGCGCGTCCGCATCGTCAGGAGAGTCTACCCCCCTGCGACGCATGGCTTCCTTGCTCTCGATGACTAGTTGCTGCTTCTCATTGAACCCGTAGCCTACCGCCTCGAGGTCTGCACGCAGGTCCGAGCTGGACTCTACACACCCGCCACCACGCAGCCAGTCGCGCATCCGGCTCCACATTTCGGCGCGCAGGTTCAGGAACTTCCTGCGGTCAGTCGGCCGGGCTCCGGCATTCACGTCCACCACGTTCCGGTAGCCAAGCTGTCGCAAGCGGTCCACCACGCCACCGCCGACACCAACGCCGTCGATGAAGCACGTCGCTTGCGGGTACTCGTCCAGCACCTCAGCTACGCGCGCCGCAAGCTGCATGGTATCAAGCGAACGATACACCCGAGGCGGAATGCTGCGGGCGTCCTGGCCGCGCCTGAACCGAATGACGGAGCGGTCAGAGCCGAAGCGCGCAACGTCCACGCCAATCACCAGCGCGGCACCACGGTCCTTCTCCACGTCCTGCGACATGGCCCGGTCAATGTCATCAGATGCGATGAACTGGAAATCACCCTGCTGCGGCGGCAGGCCCAGCACCCGCACGCGGTATGCGTCCGAGTCCTTGCCCCAGTCGTCCGCCCACTGCCTGTGCAGCTCCTTGTTCGTCATCGCCACGTTTTCGGCGTTCACGACACCATGATTCCAGCGGTGCCGCAGCCGACCGAAGTTCACCTCATAGAACTTCCCGCTACGCCGAGTAGGGTTGCCGAAGACGATGATGTGCGGCTCTCCGTCCGTCAGTCCGCCCTCTGCAACCTGCCATATCTCATCAGGCACGGCGGACGCCTCGTCAAACAGGTACACGGACGAAGACTGCGCGTTGTGCTGACCGGCGAAGGCTTCCGAGTTCTCCTTTGCACAGGTCTGAGCGTCAATGCGCCAAGTGCTCTCAGCCCCTACCGCAGCGATACGCATCGCCCCACGCCCGGACGAGACCTTGAACCAATCGCGGAACAGACAGACCTGATGCCACTTGTTCAGCTCAGGCCACGTCTTCGTTTCGAGCTGCGGGCTCGTGTTGGCTGTAACCGTGCCCTTGCACTGCGGGCGGGTCGACATGAGGAACAGATTGATCCACGCCATGAGCGCGGACTTCCCTATCCCGTGGCCGGAGGAACGAGACATGCGGATCGGCTCGACAGGTCCAGAGCCGTCAAAGCCTCGGCCGCGAATCAGCTCGCCCCACTCCTCCAGGAAGTCTTCTTGCCAGCTATCCGGCCCCTCGTACTGCTCTAGTTGACCCCTGCCCCACGGGAACGCCACCTGAACCCAGCCGAGCGGGTCTCCGTAACACTCCGCAGCGATCTGCGTCAGGATGTCAGGCGTTGCGGTTGCGGACATGATGCAATGCCGCCGTAAGGCGTTCGGTGAGGGCTTCGGACGCGTCCACCTCCATCTCCACGGCCTTCAGGGCGGGGATGTACTTGTCGAGGAGCTTGGCGTGGATTTCGGCTTTCGCCTTCCACTTCCGCACCTCTACGTCAGCGTGGCTTTCCTGCGGGTCAACATTCCCGATTTTCTCCGCACAATCAAGAATGTGCTGCTCGTGTCCTTGCGCAGCAAGCTTTTGCCGCAACTCCTCCTGCCGGACTGCTCTGATCCGGTGCGCGCGGGTGCGGGTGTCACCCCTGTAGGTCTTCTCTTTCTTCTCAGCCATCAGAGCGATTCCAGGCGCTTTTCCGTGTACGACAGCCTTCGGCTTCGGGCGACCTTGCCCACGGCATCCCGGAACATGCGGACGCCAAGCGGCCCTCTCAGGGCGTCAACAAGCCCGTCAATCTGCATCGCGAACTCGCCCCACGCCTGCCGGTTGCGGTCCCAGTCCTTGCGCTCCCTGTACTGGGTCGCGAGGCGCAGCAGGTGCTCCGCAGCCTCGTCGTACCGCCGACGGTTCACGTTCTCAAACAGAGCCTCGCAGTCCTTGCGGAACGGGTGGGTCTTGTCCACGCCGATGCCGGCGAGCAGGTCAGTAGGTGAACCCATGATAGCACCCGGCGATAGCAGCCCTGTCGGCAGCGTCAATGGTTCCATCTGGTACAGGCTCGCCGCCCCAGCCCCACGGCAGGGATACACAAGATCGGCGCTCGTTCTCGGTGGCAATCTGGCTGTTCGCGGCACGAAGAGCGTCTACCTCGTTCGCAAGGCGCTCTATAGCGTCCTGCACGTCCGTTGAGATGATGAACAGGCCGCTGGGGTCGAACGGCACGCCCTCGGCGTCTTGGTTGCCTGACGCAGCCGCACGCGCCTGAGCTTCGCGCGCCACTATTTGCGGAATGGCAATCCTTCGCCCTTTGGTATCCCGATCCTGGTATCGACCGCGTGCCATCAGCTCAGAGCGCCCTTCTCGAACGTCGTGCCGTCATCCGTGACAGAGCGAGAGCCGATGTTGGCGCTGTCGCCACGGTTCCGAAGGGTGAAGTTGCTCGAAGTCTGGTCAATCGGGTTTGCAATGCTCGCCACGATGAACCCGAGCGCGTCATCAGCCTGCGCCGTGGTCCCCGGCACGCTTGATGGCTCCACGATGTTGCGGTTCCACACGTCGTCCGGGATTGCGCCGAGCTGCGTGTCCAGATCCGCAGAAGCCAGCCCCACCGCCGACCTGATGCCAGCCGCGTCCAGAACGGGATCGGCGCTCGTGGCATACATCGCGTCATATGCGGCCTCTTCTATCACCTGGTATTCGTGGCGCACGGGCAGGTGAGTGGCCGAGCCAGCCACAAACAGCACCAGCGTCCCGACCGTGTTCGTATCGGTCGCGTTCAGCTCGCAGTTGTAGTACCCGTTCTCGTCGTGGACAGGCGTCGTGGCGTCGTTTTTGGCGACCACGTTCTGCCCGTTCTTGGACAGGCGCACCGAAGGGCTGACCCCGGTCTCAGCCGTGTAGCCGTCGGTCGAATCGACGAATGGGCCGATCAGCACGTCGACCGCCGTTGATTGCCTGAGCACGAGAGCCATGGTCAAAGCGTCCTGAACAGGTGGTGGAACGCCAGCGGCGGAATGCTTGCACCACCGCCACCGTCCAGCAAGAGGCCGGCGATGGACGTCTCTGCCCAGGTCAGCGCCTCGGTGCCACCTCCGTCCAGCAAGAGGCCGGCGATGGACGTCTCTGCCCAGGTCAGCGCCTCGGTGCCACCTCCGTCGAGCGGGGTCTGCGACGGCGCGATGCCGTAGGTGGTCGCGTCCACCAGGGTGATCGTGTACGGACCATCGACGATGCCCGGCAGTACGCCGGAGACCGAGGCCTCGGCCCATACGATCGTCTGCGGCTCGGCGCTTCCAGGAAGAAGCCCGGCCAGCGAGCTTTCAGCCCAGACCAGCGATTCCGTGCCGCCGCCGTCGATGGTCTGGCCGGGGATGGACGTGGCGGACGCATCGGCCCACGTGATGGCCTCGGAGCCGCCGCCATCCAGCAGCAGTCCAGCTACCGCAGCGTCAGACCAGGAGAGCGACTCCGCGCCACCGCCATCGATGAACGCAGCCGGCGCTACGAGCGCTGTGCCGTCGTGCGCGATCAGCGCCATGGCTCAGAAGCCTACGGCTGGCTTCGATACTGCGACTCGCCCATCACCCAGCTCGATGACGAGGTATCCCGTCTGGCCGACCTGCAGCAGCGTCGACACCGTGAGCTGGATGTTCCCCGAAGCGTCCGTGGTCTCGCCCGTGCCGCTCGAGTCGGGAGCGTTGGCGTCCGGGAACGCGTCGAACCAGGACCATGCGATGCCGGTCTGATTCGCGATCGGCGTGCCCGTCTCATCCTGCACCACGTCCGTGACCGTCGCAGGCGCCATGCCCGCAGTGGTCCCGTCCTCGTAGGTGATCGTCTCCGTGCCGCCGCCATCGATCGGCGTAGCGCCGCCAGCGTCTTCGAAGACGGCCGCCCAGCCACCGAACTCTGCGTTGAACGGGAACCCTGCCCAGCCGATCACCTCCGCAGGGTCGGCCGTCGCCACGTTGCGGAAGCCGGCGTAGTCGAAGTTCGGCAGGGTCGCACCGTCAGGCGCAACGACCGTGCCGCCACCGAACGTCGGAGTAGCGCCACCCGGGCCCGTGTAACCCGTGCTCATGATGATCGAGGCGTCGTTCGGAACCGCAATGGTGTCCCCGGGCGGCGTCGAGCCCGAGAGGTTGCGGAACGGCATGTTCGTGAGGCTTCCGGCGACACCGGTTACATCACCCACAGCCTCGCCGATCAGTATGAACGTGTCGCCCGACGCGCTCCAGGTGATCGTTGCGCGGTCAGTGCCAGGAGTGATCGCCCCGGTCGTGAACTGTCGAACCTGCACGAACGCGTCGGTTACAGGCGTTCCTACTTCCGTCAGCGGGTTGCCATTGCCGTCTACCGCAGAAGCGATCGTGGCGCCCAGCGGGCCACCTGCCAAGATGATGGCGGAATTGCCGGGCGTGGTCGTCGCAGGCAGAATCTGCGCAGAAACGGCCGACCCTGAGTTGAAGCCTAGAGCGATCTGTCCCGCGACAATCGTGGCCATCGGTTACCTCAAGCTCGCTCGATGTAGCCCTGATGGGCGACGAAGTAGCGATGAATCGGGATCTTCGGGTCCTGCCCTTGGTAGCCTACCATCGTCCACGGGTCGAGGTACCCGGCGTCGCAGTAGTACGCGCCTCGAGTGACCTGCGGGAACGCAGCGAGAATGCCGCTCATCCAGTCGTCCCAAGCCGTGACGTGGTGCTCGGTGATCGCGAACGGCCACCCGATGCCGGCGTAGTCGAACGTGTCCCCGCCGTCGTGGTTGCCGCCTTCGTAGAAGGAGAAGCCCATGCTCGGGTTATGGGCCTGCATGGGCACCAGCATCGCGGTCATGCCCGCCACGAAGCCGGCGGTATCGACCGTGGCGGCCCGAGCTGCGAACGTCGGCTGTGTCCAGTCGGTGTAGTAGTAGTTCGCCAGTAGCGCCTCGTCGACGAGCCCGATGCTCAGGCCGTTCGCCGTCACGGCCGCCTCGTAGGCCAGCAGACGGGCCTCCATGTCGTCCGTCGCGCCGGCCTGTCCCGGCATCGCCTTGACGACGCTGGCCCACTGCTCTGCCGTGAGCACCCCCTGGAGCCACCCGTACATGAGCGCAGTGGCCCTGCCGTGCCCTTCGTGCCGCTCCTGAATGGTGGGGAAGCCGGCCGACAGCGTCGCCGTGTCGATCGCCATGAAGTTCACCCACGTGTCGATCGAGTTCGTGGGGAACGCGGGGACGTCGAATGTCGTCGCGGTGACGTTCGAGATCGCGTGCGAGAAGTCGATCTCGGCGCCCGTCGGGGCCACACCGCTGTGGAACCAGAGCTCCTGACCGTTGCTGTAGCCGTGCGGCACCACGTTGCCGTTCGCGTCGTAGACCGTGAACGTCTGTGAGCCGGCCGGGCGAAGCGCCCAGCGCGTGTAGACATCCCGCGCTGCCGTGCGTCCGAGCGCCTGGTGCGCCGGGTAGAGGTACGGGAGCGACAGGTTCCAAGTCTCGTTTCCAAGCTCGAGGTAGTACGCCCGGCGCCCTGCAGCGAGCACGTCTCCGTATTCCTGCCGCAGCAGGGTCGCGAAGCCGGTGATCCAGTCCTGATCCATCCCCATCGGGATGTTCTGCGCAAGGTCCATGTCGAACGCGCGAGCGAGCGCCCATTCAACTTCGAACGGCACCGCACCGCCCCACGTCAGCGCGCCTGGTACGCGATGCTGCGACCACATCGGGGCGTACTCAAAGTAGAGCGTCTCCCACTGCCAGTTGTAGGTCCGCCAGAACCGGCAGTTGATCTCGCGCAGCATGGACGTGAACTGCGGGTGGAAGATGCGCTCGTCCATCGCGGCGAGTCCGGCGTCGTAGTCCGCCAGCGCTGCAGCGATTCGCTCCGCGTCGGTCGCGCCCGGGTACTCGTCGTACCGGATCATCGTGAGTTCGGTCAGGAAGTCTGTCGCGACGGTCCCGCCCGTTTCGTTGCGGGCCTCGAGGAACAGACCGTTGATGGTCGAGAGGTTCACGGTGAACTGGCCGCTCGACTGCCACGCGCCATCCGCGATGCGGACCTCGGCCTGCCCCGTCCAGCGCACGACGTAGTTGCCCGCGTAGAGCGTTGCGGCAGGGCTCGTGATGTCCACGCCGACCGGGATCGAGAACACGGCGCCATTCGGCACGTTCCGCGCCTGCGTCGTCGCCACGTCGTAGTGGAAGCCATCAGTGCCCGACTGCGGCGTGAGGCCGTCCGCCTGATGGATCAGGTTTCGGAAGTAGCGAATCTCGACGCTCGACCACGGGAAGGTCGGCTGCAGGCCGTTGACGTAGCTGTTCGCGGGCTGCGCACGCGGGGACAGTCCCTCCGGCGTGTCGATCTCGACCTGCCGGCCTTCGCGGTTCCCGTAGGGGATCACCGCGCCCTGATCGTCGAGCACGTAGATCCAGCGGTCGCGGTAGTCCTCGCCCATGGCTCGGGCCGCATACGGCAGGCCCACGCTGTAGAGCGCGTTGGCTGGAGTGAAGAAAGCCTCCGTTGGAACCGTGACCGTCACCTGGTCGTTGTCCCAGCCCGTCACGGTACACTGGCGCAGAAGCGAGCCGTTCGTGCCGCCCGACGCTGCGTAGGTGTCGCGGTCGCCGATCCAGACCTGCCCCTGCGTCGTGCCGAACCCGTTGAGGCCGTCGCTGTCGATCGTGAGCGTGGCGCCGGGCGTCACCGGGTTGTCCACGCCAGGCGCGCGGTGCTCGGGGTCGAATCCCGCGACCAGGCCCGTCAGCGGCTCCTCGCGGCAGACCTTCCACACAATGTCCTTGATCGCCTCATTTGCTTCAGGCGTCCAGTCAAGCGTTTCGTACGCCGTGGCCGGGTCGACGCCAAGGCCGTTCTGGAAGTCCTCCACGGGGTCGCCGTCTCGGCCGACGTACCCGTTGCCCGTCGCGGCGTCCGCTCGCTGCCCGTAGAGGCAGGCGTACCACGTCAGACCCATGATGTAGGCCGCGCGGTTGCGCATGTGGATCGCGTCGAGGAACAGCAGGTCTTGCCAGTACGCCAGATCGCCGGAGTAGCCCGGGATCTCGCCCGCGATGCCGGCGCGGATGACCGCCTGGAACACGGAGGCGCCCGGGATCATGTTGATGTTCATGTCCGGGTTGTTCAGGCGAGCGCGCTCGACGCAGCCGCGCCACATGCCGCGGTCGCTCTGGAGCCGATCGAGCCAGGGGTAGTTGCGCGTGGGGCTGAACGTGTCGAACTCGCCCGGCGCATCGCCGAGCGTGTTGTGCCAGACCTCGTAGAACCAGATCTGCTGATTGTTGTGCGTGCGGAGGTAGTCGATCCAGAGCTGGAAGCCGAAGTCGACGTCCTCCACGGTGCTGGACGTGTTCACGACATCCGGGCTGCGCGGAACCGACGGCGGGCTGATCCACACCGGCCAGTTTCCCGTCGGGATCTCGGTCGTGTAATCGACCATGTAGGTCCGGCTCTCTGTGGCCGGGTCGTTAAACCGCTGCTCCAGCGCCCCGCCGGCTACGCCCTGCTCACGCCAGGTGAAGGAGCCCCCTTGCTCGCGAGCGATCTCGGCGAGCATGTCGGGCACCTGCAGGTTCAGGCTGTGTCCCGTGACGAAGGCGGCGACGCTGGACACCGGCGGATCGACGGGTGGGTCTACCGCCGGTGTGCCGTCACGGAAGCTGAACACGGTCAGGAGTTGTTGTTGATAACCGGGCTGACGCGGATGGGCAGGCCGCCGTCGACAGCGGTGAGCGGTGCCGTGGAGAAGCGCGTGACCGCCACGAGCAGCTCGGTACCGGGGTTCTCCGGGTCGTCGGCGACGATGTAGTAGCCATAGGCGACGATATCACCGCCGGAGCCCTGGAAGTCCACGTCGCCGAACGTGCCGTCGCCGTCGCCGTCCAGCGTCCACGTGACGTCGGGGAGGGAGACCCCGGCGTAGCCGTTGCCGATGACCTCCGTCAGATCACCGACGACCGTCGTCGCCGAAGGCGTCAGGTCGTTGGAGAACAGCCGCAGGCGAAACTCGTGGCCGGCCTTGAGCGCAGCCTTCGCGAAGAATAGTTGCCCTTGGTTCGGGACCATGGTGTCTAGCCTCTTGGGTCAGTGGGTGGCGTCAGAGACGATCGACGGCCGCCTGCGCGTCCTCACGCAGCGACGCAAGGTCCTCGGCGCTGACCGGACGGCCCTCGGCCTCGGCCGCGTCGATGACGGCGGTGAGCTTCGAGACGTTGCCGCCCGCCTTGCGGAACAGCGAGATACCTGCAGCGATGATCCCCAGGACCTCGCTCACGTCTGCCGTGTTCATGTCGAATCTCCATCGCTGACGCTGATGACCGCCCGGACCTGCCGGATGATCGAGTTGACGGTGTCCAGAGCGCTCTCCGTACCGGAGGCGTCGCCCTCCGCGATGCCGGCTTCGGCCGCAGCCAGAACGTCCAGGGCGCGCTGGAGCTGCTCCCTTGCGTCCGCTCTGTCCGCATCGCTGATCGCGCCCGTCTCGTGCATCGCCAGCGCGAGATCCGCGAGCGTCTCGACGGTGACGTAGGCCGCAGCGATGCCCTGAGAGGGCGTCTCGGGCTGCTGGAGCGTCTGGCACCCGCCCTGGGCCAGCGCCCCGAGCAACATCAGCGGGAGCAGGAAGTAGAGCGTGATCCGCCGCGCCCACAGCTCGGAGCGGTCCTCACGCCAGTCGGTGCAGTCGAGCGCGTGGTGCCGATAGATCCTCATGCTGATCCCTCCGGGGTCAGTCGGGCCGCGATCGCGGCGATCAGTGTGGTGAGTGCAGCCTCGAGCCCCACAGGGGCGGACTCGACCAGTCCGGGCTGAAAGTACCCGAGAAGCCACAGCAGCACCGTGGCAGCGGCGCCTGCGGCGGCGGTGGCGGTAGCCTTGCGCTGGGTCGGCTTCGTCACAGCGCAGACCCGAAGCCGATGCAGAGCACGGTCCAAGCGACAACGCACCAGACCGCGCCCGAAGGGTTGTGCTCAGCCCAGTCCAGGGCCCTGAAATATGCCTTGTCGACGTCCATCACAGCCCCACGATTCTGTGCGCCCAGATGTCGCACGACTCCCACGCGGAGAGCCGGACCTGCGGATCATTTGAGAAGCGGTCCATACAAGCGTCTCGGTAGTCACGCACGGCGTCGAGCTTCGCGCGCTCCAGGGGCGTCATGGGCGCGCAGGCGGTGATCGCCACGAGTGCCCAGACCACCAGATAGCAGAGCGTGAATGCGCTCACGATGGTCGCCGCGCGCTCGGCCCGGTGATTCACCCCAGCCACCATCCGGCGACGGCGACCAGGGTCGCAAGGAGCGCGGTCGCGCCCGCTACCGCGATGCCGGTCCACGATCGCTGCGCCTGTCGCTGCTGCGCGGCGCCGTCGTCCTCGCCCTGCCTGTACGCGACTCGGTCGAGGCGCTCGTGCAACTCCGCGAACTCCCCCCGCAGGTCTACGTGCAGTCCGTCGACGCCGTCGCGGAGCTGCCGCCGGAGGTCGTCCATCTTGACCAGCAGGCGCGCGTGCCCCTCCTTGAGACCGCTGATCGCCTCGTCGTGCCGGGCGAGCTGCCGCCCCTGAGCGATCTGCTCGGCCCGGATGTCGTGGACTTCCTGCCGGATTTCCTCGATGGACGCGGTATCGGACACGCGGCCTCCTGTCGGTGTCGATGCCCGAAAACGACGAAGCACCGCGCGGCGAACCGGGCGAGGCGTCTGGACGTAGGTATCCGGGGACTAGTTATACACACAGGCTGGCCGCGTGTCCAGCACTGGATGCAGAGTCAGGCCGCTCTGTCCGACGAAAGCTCCACCGCCGCGCACACCAGCCTCCGCACCCGCCCGATCTCGTCCCGCACCTCCTGCGCCGTGAGCCTCGGAGACACACGCATGCGCCGGCAGTCGTAGTACGGCCGCCCTGACGCGCCGGGGAACGCGCCGTAGTAGGCGACAGCGATTGCCATGTCCCGCCGCTGAAGCCTCGCCACAGCGCGTCCCACGGCCTCCGCGCGCTCCGCACGCTCTCCGCTGACGTACTCCCGCGCATCGGCCTCCGTATGCTCTCGCCAGCCCTCCGGCTCCGTGTAGATGGCGCTCTCTGTGTACCAGCCGCAGTCCGCCCACGGCTCGCGACGGAGAAGGCCCCATGCCTCGAAGTCGGTCTCGGTCGGAGTCCACATCGCCTTGCCTCCCTCGCATCTGCGAAGCCTGCATTCAGACTTGCGCGAATCACTCACGGCATCGAACGGGGGGAAATGGGCTCTCATGCGAGCCTCCGCTGCTTCCCGTGGCCCCGCTTCTCGCGCAGCCAACTGAGGTAATCCGCGCCGTGGTCCACGTCGGCGAAGCACTGGACAAAGCCGGTCTCGCGCTCGGCCTCCGGGTCGATGATCTGCAGGATGGACTGGCCGTGACCCTGCTCGGGGAAGCCGAGCCGCTGCGCGTGCGAGTCGTGGAACTTGAAGCCCCGCGCCCGAGCCAGCCAGCACACCGGCTCCTGCTCTCGGTCGGGCATCTCGAGCTGCGTCAGGCCCCATGTGTGCCGGTGGCCCGAGATGTACAGGTGAGCCCTCGCGCCCATCTTCGCGGCCCGGAGCTGCCCGTGGAGCTCGTTCCACATGCTGTGCCCGGGCAAGTCGTGCGCGGCCACGATCTTGCACGCACGGCCGTTCGGAAACCGCAGCGCAATGTCCGCACGCCAGTTCTCAACGGCCGCGTTGTCCGTGCAGTACAACAGCGGATCTCCGTCGCCCAGCCATGCGTCGTGATTGCCTCGAATCAGGATGAGCGGGTCCATCTGATCGACCAGCCACCGCACCAGCTTCTGCGCCGTCGTGCTGGACGTGTCCTGGTGCGCCCAGAGCCGCTGCAGCCCACCGACCCAGGCGTTCTGCGCGTCGCCAAGCGAGCAGCCCTTGATCGCGTCGGACGACTGGATGACCGCAAGATGGTGGCGCAGCGTCGGCCAGTCGCAGCCGTTGTCGTCGATGTGCGGATCGCCGAGCCACATCAGGCCGATAGGGCCCTGAATGCGGACCTTCACTTCCATCCACTTCTGGGCCACCTTCCGCGCCATCTTCGCCTGCGCGCGGCGCGTCTGTAGCTCGATCACGTCCTCAATGGGCACGTCATCGTCGGGTAGCGTCGGGAGCTGAAACGGCGACTCCTTCTCGGCCACGTACACGAGACCGCGCTCCTCCGCGCGCCGCTGTCGATGCTCTAGCGTCGAGCGCGCGATGCCCGTCTTCCGCGACGCGACGGCAAGCGACCCGTGCTCGTGCAGCAGCCGCAGGGCGTCCAGGCAGGTCTCGTCGTCCAAGTGCCGGGTCGGCATCGCTATCGCCTCCAACGTGGTCCATATGGACCGGATTTGTGGTCAGTCGTAGGGCACCGGCTCGATGTACCCGGCCACGCCTTCGTCCCTCATGCGGGCGATACGAGCACGGTCCTCGTCGATGTGCTCGAGCAGGGCGCGCAGTTCGGTCTCGGTCCAGCGGTGCGTCTGCGCCTTGCGCTCTTCCAGCAGCGCCAGCCCTCCACTCCCGAGCCAGCCCTCGATCCATCGCGCGAACAGCACAGGGTCGCCACCGAGTCGCTGGTGACACGAGAAGCAGTGCGCTGCCGCATTGTCAGGCGAGTACCGAATTGACTGGTGCCGGCGCGAGAAGAAATGCGACCAGTGCAAGCCCTGGCTTCCGGGCTCGTACTGCTTCTCGCACGCCGCACACGTCCAGTCGTGCGCCTCCCGGATCCAGCGCGAGCACGCCTTGTCCGCTTTCGCCTTGAGCTGCCGCACTGCGCTCTGGCGCTTTTTCTTCGCAGTGGCCTTCGGCTTGCGCCGAAAGCTGCTGCGCTTCATCGGTGTCTTGCGGGCGAGGGTCATGCGGCCTTCCATGCGCCGCGCGCCCGGTCGTACTTGCACACGCCTCGCTTGCGATACCACTGGCACAGACGGCGCTGCGCCTCGGCGGCGATCCATTCACGGTCACAATCAGGAGCAGCGGCCAGCTCCGGCCAGAGCATGTCTCGCACCCACCTCGGATATACGACCCGCCCCTCTTCCCATTCGCGCGTCATGTAGGCGACGGCTTCGCGCTCGTCTATCTCAATGCCTGCGACGTTCATTCCGCCTCCCTGACCCAATCCGGCACGTCGATAGGCGCGCTGCGGTACTTGCGGCCCAGCTCGTCCAGAAACTCCGTCATCTGCTTCACCGACATGATCGAAGTCACGTCGATCAGATCCATCGCTTCGAGCTTCCGCTCGTAGTCCAGCGGCTTGATGCAGCGGTCGTAGGTGCCGCAGAAGGCTTCCGAGTCACGTCGCAGAATCGGCACGCCGATGGTGAGCTTCGCCTCGCGGTGCAGGTCCTCGGTCGTCTGGCCGACGTGCTTTCCGATGATGGTCAGCCAGCGCCACATCAGGCGGTTCTGCTCAAGCGAGCGGTCATTGCCGTGATGTATCTCCACCCGCGCAGGCAGCTTCACCGCCCGCAGATCCGCCAAGGCCGTCTCGCGCTCGTGCTCTGTGCAGATGTGGTAGTTCACCCCGCCCGCTCCCACAGCACCTCTTCCTGCGCCTTGAAAATCGCCTCACCCGCATTCGCAGCACGCACCCAGCGGCGGTGCTCAGTCGCATCCGGCACGATTTGGTTGTGGTTCCGCTGAGGGGCATCGGTGCCCAGCGCGGAGACGTCTCGAACGCTCGACAGCACGGCACGGCGCTTGATGGGCACGGCAGGGTGCAGGCTCAGGTCCACGAACCAAATCATACAAACGGCCTCGACGCCCACTGTTTCGCAAGATCCAGCGCGCTCTCGTCGTACTTCGTCGCCTGGACAGCAGGCCGAAGCGGGAGGCGCAGCTCCCGACAGTGAATCGCCACCGTCCGAGGCTTGAGCCCGACCACCTTGGCCAGCTCGTCAGCAGTAATGCCTTCGTGCCACGCCGCTCGGTACTTGGCATCACGCGCCGCTCGGTACTCGGCGTTTCGCTGTCTCGTCAGAGCGCCAGACTTCTGTCCGCCTAGTTGTTGAGGGGTCATGTGCGCGCCCTCAGAACGGAATGTCGTCGTCAAAGTCGTCGCCGCCCACCTGCTCCGGCGCGCTGACGGGAGGCTGCTGCCTCGGCTGCCCATCGCCCTTGCTGTCGAGCATCTGGAACTCTCGCACCTTGATCTCGGTGCTGTAGTGCGTCTGCCCGTCTTTCTCGTATTGGCGTGTTTGCAAAGTGCCTTCGACGTAGACCTTAGAGCCTTTGCGGAGGTACTGCGCTGCAATCTCAGCCTGACGACCGAACGCAACGCAGCGGTGCCATTCCGTCTGTTCCTTCTGCTCGCCAGTCGCCTTGTCTTTCCATCGCTCCGACGTTGCGACGGAAAAGTTGGTGACAGCCGTACCGCTCGGAAGCGCGCGGACCTCCGGGTCCCGCCCCAGGTTGCCCAAAAGGATTGCCTTGTTAATGCCCTTCATCGCGTAGCCCTCTGCCCACGTTTTGCTGCGTTATGGCACATCCTGCACCGCGCCGAAACCCTGCTCTTTTCCCAGCGGAAGTCCTTGTACGGCTTCGTCTCGTTGCACTTGCTGCAAGTCTTGTGTCCCCGCATCAATCTCCCTCGTGTGCCGCGATGATCGCAAGGCAAATTGCACGGTCAAGGGGCCCGCTCGCGTCCACCATCGGACTCTCAGGTGTGCGCTGCGCAATCACCGTCCACGGCGAATCTTGCGCGGCGCTGTGCCGCTCCACGTCGAACACAAACCGCTCCACAAGCGGGGCGAGCTGCGACCAGTCGGTGAGGGGAGACCAAAAGTCGGACTGCCCGCAGCTTGAATGCCACAGGAGCATTACCGGGCCTCCTAGCCAATCCGGGCGCTCGTCAACCTCGACTCCCGCAATCTCAGCGAGCCGCTTGCTGATTTCGTAATCCGTCACCCCATCCCCCTCTCGCGCTTCAGGCGCGTCTCGCATTGCTCATAGGTCTCGCCGGGGCGCGCGTTGCGCTCTATGTCCTGCCGCGTGATCTTGGCCGTAGCGGCTTCTGCGGGCTTCTGGCCCCTCTTCGGGTAGTGGTCCGGGTAGATAGACTGCCAGCCGGCAATCATGGACTCCTCCAGCATCGCCCTGATGGTCTCGCGCTCGTACTCGGCCTCGAGGCGCTGGACCTTCCGCAGCATCCGCGACTGCGCGATTTCAGTCATCGGCTTCTTGATCTGCTGCCTGCTGACCAAGAAGTCTTCCCAGTCCTCGGCCAGCCATTCAGGCGCCTCTATCTTCGCCTTCTCTTTCGGCTTGCCTCCGAACAGGTCGACCACCGTGCTTGCCTTTCCCATTCAGTCCTCCCATTTCATCAAGGCACACTTCGCCCTTTTCCCCGTGGAGGCTCCTACCTCCTCGCCTGCAACCGCAGGACGCCTCTCGGCGCGGTACTCATCTTCCCCCCGCTCTCGCGGCATCGCATCCTTGCGATGGTATCGGCACCCCGGAGGGCTCCACGGACCAAGTTGTCAGGGCGGACAGCGCCTGGATTTGACAGATCGCGTCTTGCTGGCAGGTACTGGAGGGCGCCCCGGCCGGCGCGCTGGCTTGGCGACCGAGGGATGGCGGGAGGTTCAATGCGGGGTTGACGCGGATACGTTGCGTCATGATACTTTCTGCATCGGCCGGGCTGCCAAACCCTTCGGTCGTGAAGCCCCCCTCGCGCAATGCGTCGGGGGCTTCGTAGTTTCTGCTCCCTCTTTTCTGCGCCGTCAACACACGTCCATCCTCTGCTGACAGGCTCCTGACACTCGCTCAGCAGCACCGCCAGCCACGCAGCGCACCATGCGGTCAGTCCGCGCACGAACGCCACCACGGCCTCGAACTGCGCCGCCCGCTGCTGCGGGTCGGGGTTGTGGTCATCCCTCCGCACCTCCCCAGACGACAGGCTCAAGCCCGTCCATCCACGCCGCGATATGATCCGATCGCCACGCTTTCTGGTGAGGACCGACCCTCACGGGCGCAGGGAATTCGCCATCCTTGACGTATCGCCACAGCGTGACGCGCGAGAGCCCGGTGATTCTTTCAACCTCCGCGCTTCTCAAAAGCCGGACAGGCGGCTCCTCGGCGGACGGCTAGAGAGGTCGTGCTCCCGACGCTTCACGCTGCGCCCTCCTGCCGAAGACTCGGCAGCCCCAACGCCTTCTTGCTGACGATGGCTTCGCCGTAGACGTGCAGGATCCGCCACGCCATTGCTTCCGGGATGTATCCCTTCTGCATCCAGGCATAGACGGTCGGCTTGGCCACGCTCAACCTGCGCGCTACTTCTGCGCTGCCTCCGAGCTTTTCCACAATCTTGCGAGCATCCACGGCGGTTCCTCCTGTGTGATTCCGCAAGGCTACACTAGCGCATAGTATGCCGCAACATACCGCCCGTCGGGTGCGGCTATGCTCCCGTTGACCGCATGGGTCTGCGCAGGCATAGTGGGCTCATCAGCACAGAAGGGAGAGCAGCCATGACTCACGACGAAATTCGAGACGACATTCCCGCCGATGTACGGGAGGCGCTGGCGTCCATTATGGCCGGATTGCCTTGTGCCCAGGACAGCGTGCTTCAACAAATTCAAGACGTTATCCGCAAGCGCCCCGCCACGCTCTGGGTGTTGATGCCCGGCCGGGATGGCGGGCCACTGTTCGAGATGGAGGCCGATGCGGGGTGCGCGGTTCGCGCCTTGGAGCGCGGTTTCGCATGGGCCACCGAAGCCGACGCCCAGCGCGCCCTCGACGCCATGATGGCGCGGGAGCCGGAGGGGGTGGAGCAGCCCGACAGCCTCTCAGACCTCATCCCGTGGGCGTATCTCGATCCGAGGTGGACGTGGGCAGCGATGGACGAGTGTGGCGAGTGGTACGCCTACGAATGGGAGCCTGTGGAGGATATCTCGACGTGGACTGGCGGTGACTGCTGCCTCCTCCCTATCCCCGAAGGCGCCCCGGCCCACTGGACCAAGACGAAGGTCCGCCAGCCGGAGGGTGTGTGATGCCTGAGTTCACCAACGAGGGCGGCATCTTGGGCCGCTCCATTCACGATGCGCCGGATCTTTCTGCGTCGGAGCGCGAAGAGCTGCGCGTCGAGCGCATCATGGAGCGGGTCACGAAGCACGACCTCGAGCGCGCACTGATTGCGTTGCTGGGTGCCGTGCGTGAGGCAGAGGGGCAGGCGATTTACCTGCAGAACAAGCTCTACGGCTTGCTGTCTCCGGCCCTAGAGCAACCGCTGGACCAGATTACCGAAAGCCTGATTGCCGACGGCATTGATGAAGTCGGCAGCATCTTGCCTGAAGGCGCGCTGGAGATTCTGGAGGCGCAGGCGTGACAGCATCAATCTTTGACCGGATTCCCGGAACCGATTTCCAGATTCGGCACGAGGCGACCGGCTACGTCCTGACGTGCAGGGGCGTCCCGATCGGCACTTACAGCACATGGACTGCCGCTTGGCTGACAGCACAGGGAGGGATGGCGTGATGGACAGGCTCGCACGCAGAACGAGGGGGCGGCGCTGGTACGACGCGCGCCCGGACACTCCGAGATACTGGGCATTCTTCACGGCAGGCACCCTGGTCGGGCTGCTGGCCGGCGCGAAGCTTGATAGCGATGAAGCCGTGACGTTTACGATTCAGTGGCTGACCGCTGTAGCGGTTGCGTTTTTGCTGGCGTGGATGGTGAAGCGATGACGCATATTGGACCCGGATTGGCAGCAGCAATGCGCGCCGCTATGGAGCACGCACAGCGCGAGTATCGGCGGGCGTGCATTCGCGCAGAGTACGAAGCCAGAGGGCTGCGCGTGGTCGGAGGCAAGCCGGGCGTGATGGCGCGGATTCGGCAGAGCACGGATGGAGGTGCGGCGTGAGCGGGTCACAGGCAGCGCTTTGGATGACGATCAAAGAGGACGGCTCTTGCCGCGTCAGCGTGCTGGCGGACCCCGGCACAGACGCCGAGAGGTACATGCACATGCTTACAGCCCTTTGGGTGCAGGTGGCGTCGGGCGGCGTGGGTGCAGACGCGGCTGAAGCCATGGGGGGCGACGCGGCGTCAGAGGCGCTCGCAGACCTTCTCCGCCGCAAGGGAGGCCCCGATGCAGC